CGCTACCGTAGGCCTTGGTGGCGATGGCGCTGGGTTTGCCGCTGCCGCTGCCGCTGCCGCTGCCGCTGCCGCTGCCGCTGGCCCTAGCGCTGGCCCTAGCGCTGGTACCTCTGGCAATGCCTCGGGCTCTGACGTTGGAGGCGCCGCTGGTTTTGCCGCTTGCGGTGCCCCTCTCGATGGATCTAGCGGTGGCCATAGCGCTGGGGTTGCCGCTGGCCATGGCGACTCTAACCCCGTCCGCCGGGTTTTATTCGCTTCTTCTATTAAATTTCTACAATACTCCAGTAACATATCTCGTCCATTACCTTGATATCTCACCAACAACGTATAATCTCTAACTTGCACTTGATTAATAATGTTAAAAATTTCGTGTCTATTAGCGCCGTCATGTTCTATGGCACACAGAAAACGCGCCTTTTCTTCAATACGTTGTAAACGGTCATGATTTAAATTACGGTCACGTAGAATTTGCATGATAGCGGGTATTTCATCTTCAGGTGCAGTTTTTAAAACATAAATTATTAATTGGCCATCTGACCAAGTCGTTGAAAATGACTGGCGTGTTTGTGGCCATGGCTCTGGATCTGGATCTGGATCTGGCCCTCTTGGCCCTGACCCTGGATCTGGCCTTGGCCCTTGCGGGGGTGATGGCCGTGGCTTTGGCGCGGCTGCCGCTGCTGCCGCTGCTGCCGCTGCTGCTGCCGCTGTCGCCGCTGTCGCCGCTGCCGCCGTTGCCCCCTGCGGTTGCCATAAGGGGGCAAGTTGATGTAATACAGGGTTTAAATCTGGAATGTTTCTTATTAATATGTTTAATTTGGCAAGATAACTGCCACTGCCTTGAAGGTGTCCGCCCCTATTATGGTATTCACCAATCTTAGCAAGAATTGGGGTTATCTTAGCCTCGACACTATCTAATTTGCTCAATCTGAGCGTCTTTAGTAGAATATAAATTTGATCATAGCACTCGTCTATCCTGTGCGTGTAAAAAGCTATTCTTTGCGGTGTGTGTGTATTGTCTAGAGCGACGGGGGGTAAATCGTGATAATTCGCGCCATAGTCTCGTCGGTACCGTTCTATTCGTGCTTGGGCACGGTCACGTTTACGTGTCGTTCTCCAGTTCGAAAAGGTCCTGGCGGCATTTGCAAACTTTTTATTCACCCTATACCCTTCTCTCATTACACGGTTGTATGCCACTCGAGCATTTCTAGCGACAATATTACCACCTACTCGCCTAGTTTTTGAAATACGGCGGGTACGCATATTAATAACGGTAGAAAAAAAATTAAGTTGCCGCGACTGGGGTGGCGATTGGTAGGCCTGGCTTTATAGCTGTGGAGAACTTGACGACCATCAACATCATCGTGATGCAGACGGCGGAGACGCCGTAAAAGGTGTTGGTGTCCAGGCTGGAGTTGGCCGCGACGATGGTGAGCGCGAGGTAGACGAGGATGTACTCTCGAAGGAACGTCTTGAACATCAGGGTGGGAATGTTGGCGGCTTTCTCCATGTACATGGCGCCGAACGGGAGGAGGAAGCCGATCGCGTAGACGTGGACGGCGATGGCGACCCCGACCAGCCAGAAGAAGTTGAGCCACCCCAACACGAACCCCATAGGGATGACGCCGAAGAGGGCGACGAGGTAGCCCATGGGGTTGATCACTCCCGCCGAGATGATGACCGAGAGGGCCATGACGAATCCGGCCACGGGGGCCAGCGCGTAGAACCACGCGTAGTCGACGTTTTGGACAAAGGAGCCGACGAGGGCGAGGACAAAGCCGACGATACTCGACCCGTGCATGACAAAGGCGGCGAGGAGGGGCGCCCACACGAAGAGGAACATGAGTTGGCCCCAGTACGAGTCCCCGACCAGGTAGCGGTGTATCGTCAAGAGCACGGTCGCGTAGTACATGCGCCACCAGACAAAGGTGTTCCTACATATGTTGGACGCGTACGCTTTCACCCCCGAGAGGTGGTTGTCGGAGGAGTCGCAGAGGGTGTAGGGGAAGGCGAGCCGATGCATCGGCCAAAAGCTCAGGTCGGGGTCCTGGCTCGGCGCCGCCCTGTCCTTGTACGGCAGGGCGTGAATGTCGGTCGGCAAGTACTGTTCGAACTGATTGGGGGACGACTCGGCCTGCACCAGGTAGTTGGCCCCGATGTAGGCCAGGAGGATAACTTTCCAGACGTTGTGTTTGGTGCTGTTCAAGAAGGCGGGCCAATCGTTGTTGCTCTTGTTCTTTTTCTGGTCAATGGGGGTAGACATATATTAGAGAAGTATCAAAAATTTTAGCGCGCTACCATTAATGCCGCGTTGCCGCCCATGAAGGTGAGGACGTTGAACCGTTCCTCGAGGACGATCAAGTTGTAGGTGTAGAGGTAGATGTTGGTGTTTTGTTTGGCCACGCCGATTTGGGCGTTGGTGTCGGCGTCGCAGATCGTGTAGAAGGCGCTGTTCGGGTTGGCGGGGGGTTCGATGGTCGCGAACTCCAGCTCGATCTTGGAGTATTTGGAGAGGTTGATGGCGCCCGAGGGCTGCAGGTTGAAGGGCGAGGTGTTCAGGCAAAAGTTGTAGCAGTAGAGCCCGCTCAGCGTAGAAGCCCCGAACCCGGGGCTGGCCAGGTACTGCTGCTGGTGCTGGAAGACGCCCGCGGGGCGCGTCTCCTCGCGGAGGGAGCCGTCCAACAGTATTCCGAGGGACACTAAAATGTCCTTTCGGTTGCTCAGTTCCCCCGAGCTGTAGAGGTTGCTGAGGGTGCCGTTCGGGTTCAGCCCGTACCCGAGCGTGCCCGCCTCGATGACAATGTCCCCGTCCGGGGTGCTGAAGACGTAGCCCTCGGCGATCGGGCTGGCGGCCACCCGGTGGCCCAGCTTGGTCGCCTGGTAGGGGAGGGTGTCGTACGGCCACGTGGTGTAGTTGGACCACTCGTTCCGGAGGGGCACGTCGGACCGCTGGAACATCAGCATCCAGCTCACCACGAGCCCCGTGCTGTTCTGCAGCCAGACCTTGTCGGACGTCCCGACGTTGTAGAAGGTGGTCTCGTAGAGCTCCTTGACAATGTAGTTTTGGTTAGAGCGGGCAAAAATTTCACCCTCTTCTTCGGAGAGGAAGCAGTAGGTCGTCGAGAGGTGGATGTTCTCGTTCCAGCTCACGGCCGAGTTTGGGTCGAAGGAGAGGCTCGCGTCGGGCGGGCTCTGCAGGAAACGGTAGAGCTTGAACTCGGCCATGTTGAAGTTGGGCGCTTCGTAGTGGTAGGGCCCGACCAGGACGTTGCGCACTTGGAAGAGCTCGCGGATGGGGCGCAGGGTGATGTCCACCTGGAGCTCGTTGTACTGCAGGCAGACCAGGGGGAACGCCTGCTGCGAGTTCAACGCCCACCAGACCGGGATGGGGAGGTAGAGTTGGCGCCCGCGGATGGACGGCTCGGTCCCCAGCGCCGAGTAGACGGCGTTCGGGTAGATGTTCGCCCGCCCCTGCGCGTTCGCGGGGTCGTAGAGTTCGGGGATGTTGCCGACGGCTTGGTCCCACTTGGCCTTTTGTTCGGCCGAGAGGTCGCGGTTCGCGAGCGCCACCATCTGCGTGCCCGTGATGCTCTGGATGAGCGCCCCGCCCACGGTGAAGTTGATGGTGTTGACCATCATCGCCCCGATGTTCTTGATCCACCGGAACTCGTAGGGCACCCACTCGCCCGTCTGCGGGTCCACGGGGGGAAGGATCGGGCTGTAAATGTCCGGCAACTGGACGACCAGCCACATGTCCATCACCAGGTCCGCGTACCGTTTCACTTTGAAGGTGAAGGTCGTCGGGGTCGTCAGGCTCAGCTGCCGCAGCCCTTCAAAGTCCAGCCGAAAGTTCTGCATGCCGAAGTTGGTGTACCGCTTGTACGTGCTCGTCCAGTACGTCTTCTCCGGGTTGCCGTTCAAAATGACGTTTTGGACCCCGCTTGCCACAAGGTTAAGCAATCCGCCCGCCATGGTTCAACAAATATTTTGTATTTAATATATTAAAGGGGCGGTATTTCAAAATGTCGAGGGTGGGGGCGGTGGTCTTGATGCGGTCCCCGAAGACGTCCTGCAGCAGCAGCCACTCGAACATGCCCCCGGAGTAGATGTAGGGGCGGCCGCCCAATTTGACGATCTGGTCGTATTTGGCATAGACCTTTTCGTCGTTGGCGTTTTTGCCGTAGATGAGGATCGCGCGCTTGCTGGAAATGGCGTGCTCTACTTCCTCTACTTCGTCTTCTAGGGGCACGGTGCCCTCTATGAGTACGGATTGTTCGTTTTCTGCTAGGACGCTAATGAGCAAAGCATGGCCCTTTTGCGCGAACTCTACATCCTCAAAACTAGCGCGGCGCGTGACTGAATTGCCCATTTGTGTTACGCGCCTTTTTTTTCTGGGGTAGGGGAACACAAATAGCATTGCCCGCGCAGATGACCCGCACCGTTGGTCTCTGCTCCTCGAACAGTTTCACGGCGGTTCTCTTCGGCGTTGTCTCCTCGAGCTTCGGCGACGCAGGTGCTTCGGCCGCCTTGCGCTTCGGAGGGGTCATCGGCGTTGTCTCCTTGCGCTTCGGAGGGGTCATCGGCGTTGTCTCCTCGCGCTTCGGGGTCATCGGCGCAGGTGCTTCGGCCGCCTCGACTATCCTATAGCTGAGCCATTCCTCCAAGTGGAACGTGAGGTTCGTGTCGAACTTGTAGGTCCCGTCCGCGTTCGTCTCGACGTCGTCGAAAAACATCTTGGGGGTTGTGCGGCACGATCTTTTTGCAAAAAAAATTTAACTAAAAATTTAACTAAATTTTGGTGTTCTTTCTCCAGAGCCGCCGAATGGAGCGATTGGGGAACTACCTCCGATGGGGCACCCGGACGCCCGAGCTCGACCGCTGGTGGGTGCGCGGGGCCATCGTCGACGACGACCTCACCCTCCTGACGGCGCTCGTGGACCTGCAGATGGTCGACTTCAGTTCGGCGTACGGGGCGTACGGGGCGGCGTACACCACGGCCCTCGGCCTGGCGGTCCAACACCGCCGCCTGGCGATGGTGTCGCTCCTGGCGGAAACGGTCCCCGTCAACGACGCCGACTTCAACGGGGCGACCCCGCTTTACACGGCCTCCGACACCGACCAAGTCGACGTTGCCGTCGCCCTCATGAGTTTCGGCGCCGACGCCAACATCCCGAGGTTGGGCGTGACCCCCTTCTTCAACGCCGTCTACCGCGAGAACGTGGGCATGGCGGCCGTCATGCTCGCGAACGGCGCCGACCCCGAAACCTCGTATGGCCATTGGAGCGTCTTGGCCGTGGCCGTCTACCACGACAACGTCCCCCTGGCGGAGCTCATCATGCGCTGGCTGCCCGACTGGCGCTCGGACCTCGAGTTCTTAATCTCCATCGCGATCGACACGCCGAGTATGCTGGCGCTCCTCACCAGGGGGCTGAACCGAGAGACGTACGACGCCACCCCACACGTCCGCGAGGCCGTCTACAAAGGGTCGCCCCAGGCCTTGGACTTTTTCGCGCCGTTCAAGGCCCTCGGCCCCATGCACGTGACCTCGCTCGCCCACCGCGACGTCTCCAAGTGGATCGCCGCCAAAACAGACGAAAATGCCATGGCGCGGCTCATGGCCCACCGCCTGGGGGATGACCTGGCGGGGGTCGTCCAATCGTGGCTCACCCCCAGCTGGACGATACACGAGGCGGGGGATATTTTTATTATGTTCGTGTAGTGTAATGCCCCTTTTAGAAAATTGCCTTTCGCGGCGCAGCGCGTTGAAACGGGCGACGTACCACGTGATTGACTTTGCGAACATCATGCACGATTTGCACGATTGGGGTAAATTTGTAAACAAGGTTCTTTCGATCCCCGAGACCGACGTGGTCGTGGTGGTAGGGAAACCCATCCGGGTGGACAACGTCCTCTACGACGCGGGGGACCTCTACAAGACCGCGGCGGCGCCGCGCTTAGGCAGGAGCATTTTCGTCTACGTCATTACCTACGCTGCCTCCCTAAGCAGCAACGTCGACGACATTCTCTTCTGGTTCGTCATCTACGGCGTGTTCCTCTCCAAGAACAGGGTGCACATCCACACCCGGGACGCGCAGCCGCTCGACAAGGACTCGACCTACCTGAGCGACCCCGCCTACCTAGTCCACGAGGCGACCCCTCGGGGCCTGGTGCACCGCCCCCAAACGCAGCGCACCTGCGCCAAGATCATCAAAATGGTGATGCACACGACCCCGCCGTACAAGCTCGAACGGGCCGTCCCGCCCTTGGTGCGGACCATCGCCCGGGACCCCACGGTTTCCTACGCGCGGCTGAAAAGGACAAGGCGCATCCCCCGCCCGCTCTACTTTTTCGCGTACATCAAGTACATTCAGTCCGTGGTGGGGATCAGTAAGTTGTAAACCGGGAAATAATATTGCCGAGGCAGTGTATGAAGTTCGTGATCGACGGGGTCGAGGTGGCCCTGGCCGCGCGGGACGACGACACCATCGACGAGATCAAAGAGAAATTTGGACGCCCCGTCTACCTCTACGCCAAGAGGCGGGTGCACCGGACGGCCCGCGACATTTACAACCTCTTTGGCCGCCCGCTGACGGCGGCTGAACTGCGAACCGTTTTTTCAAACTTGAACATTTCCAAGGAGGTGACCAAGGCGGTCTACACCTTTCACGATTTAATCGAGCTCGCCGTGGGGGGCCGCCACACGGCCTGGGTGGCCCTGGGGCAGACCATGGGCCCGAGCGTGCCCGTTGTCCCCGGCGACGGCGCCGACCCTCGCCACGAGGCTCGGCTGCTGCTGGACTACCTGCCGATCGTGGGCGACACCGTCTACGGGACGACCGCCGCGCCCGCCTACACGCTGCCGCTGACCCGCGCGGTGAGGGCGCCCCTGGCCCTGCCGTCCAGCGACCTGGAGGCGGAGGGGCTCCACTCGGTGCACCTGGCCCTGCCGTCCACGAGCGACCTGCCCCTGCCGCTCGACTACCTCTTCACCGTGCTCCACGCGTCCAGCGACGTGCCCCTGATCGGGCGCGGCAGCCGCTACCGGGCGCACGGGGCCGTGAGGGCGCCCGCCACCTTCAACGGCCTCACCTGCTGGTTCGACACGAGCGGGTGGCTGACCGCGACGTTTTATCGGGACGGGCACGTCGAGGTGCTCTTCCAGTGCCCCGCGACGGAGATGGTGCCGATGGGGGCGCTCGCGGCCGTGCTGCGCCCCGTCAACAGGTTCATCCACGGGGTGAACAACACGCTCCGGTGGGGCACCCCGCTGGAGGACCGCGGCGCGTGCAGCAACTCGGAAGGGTTCCCGTTGTTCGAGAGCGTGGAGCTCGCCGACGTGCGGGACATGTCCTACATGTACGTCGCGGACTTTGTCGGGTCGAGGGTCGAGCCGCCGCTGCGCGAGGCGTTTGCCCGGGTGAGGTGCGTCCCCTCGGTCCACGCGACCGCGACGAGCACGATCTTGCGGGTGGACCATGTGCCGCCCGCGGCGCTGGGCTGCCTCCGGGCCTACGCGCGCGCCTGCCTGCACGAGCTGCGGCAGGCCGACGCGCACTCCTACGGGTTCCACCAGCCCCGGACCGTGCGGGCGCAGGCGTCGGCGGACCTCGAACCGCGCGAGTACGTCTGGAACCTGCCGCGGATGGTGTGGGCCCCGCGCCCCCTCTTCGCGCTGCGCGGGGCGCAGGTCGAGGCGCCTGGCCTCGAGCCCGGGTTCGCCGCGGTCCAGCGGTACCTGGGGCCTAACTTTTACCGGACCCCCGCGGCCCCGTTCCTCCAGTGCCTGGCGACCCACCTCTCGCGGACGGTCGAGGAGCTCAAGGCCCTGATCCTGGCGAGGGCCCGGGCGATGTTGCCGCTCTATCCAAATTTAATTCTTCACTTTTCTACCAACATGACCAGCTCGGTGCGGAACCACACGCCCTTTGTCAACTTTAGAAACTACCTCGAGTCCGAGGAGTCGATCGACTTCACGTTCGTGTGGGAGCTGGTGGGCGACATCCTCGGCGCCAACTTGGTCCTCTTCAACGGGGACGCGCTGTACGGCAAAATAGAGGTCATCGCGCCCTGCCAGGCGACCCTGGACCCGTCCAAGGAGACCGTCCTGCTGTTCAAGCAGGAGGGGGGCTTCGCGCTCATCTACGAGGCCGTGCGGCAGTTCGACGCGTCCTACCCGTTCCTGGCCAAAGTGGCGCGGCTCTACGAGGCGCAGGCGCCGAGCCTCACCGCGGGCGAGGTGGTTCGAAAGTTGCGGGGGGCCAAGTACAAGCGGCTTCAAGCGGTGACCCACCGGAACCAAACCATCGGGTTCGCGACGTTGGGCGCGGGGTTCGTGCCCTGTTACCCCGAGGCGGGCGAGGGGCAGGACGTTCGGTTCGTTCCGTCGGCGAGCGGGGTCGAGGTGGACGCTTTCCTCCGAGAGGTCCACGCCCGCACGCGGCTCCCCTGCCGCCTGACCCACCTGGTGCAGGGCGGCGCCGTGACCGAGCGCTACCTCTTCGTCCCCTGCACGCCCCCTTTCCCCGCGCTGCCGCCCTACCACCAAAACATCGCCCACGAGTACAAGAGCGCCACGTCGGACCCGTACCCGACCCCGCTGCCGTTCGCGGAGCAGTCGGAGCAACGGTACGCCATGGCGCGGCAGCGCCTGCGGGACGTCTTGACGGCCGACGAAAAGGCGCGGATCCGGGCGATCCTGGCCGACGCCCGCGCCAAATCCGCCCGTTTGGAGGAAATCGTCCGCGGCGCCTTGGCGAGCCACGTCGTCCTCGTGCCGTCCGTCCCGAGGGACATCTTCCTGGTGGGGGCCAAGGTACTGTTGACGGAGGCCAACGTCTACGAGCGGTTCGCGGAGGAGCTCGCCGACTACGTGCATTACCGGGCCTTCATCTTGGGGGACACGCGGGTCGTCGGCGGGGTCGAGTACGACGTGCACCCCGGCGAACTCTTGGTGGCGCCCTTCAAGGTAGCACGGGGAGGTGTATTACGTATTGCAGGCCGTTCATGTAGCTCTTGATCGTGTTGATCAGCTGGTGCAGCGAGTGCGTCCGGTAGTGCGGGTTCATGGAGTAGAGGTGGGTGTAGTAGAGCTTGAGCCAGGGGCGCGAGACTTCCGTCGGGTAGACGTAGGGGAAGTTGCTGTGGCTGCGGTCGTTGACGAGGTCGATCATGGCCCGGACGTCGAAGAGCTCTTCGACGGGGCTGAGGTTCCGGTGCAACTCCGCGATGTGCCGTTCCCGCAGCAAACTTTCGCACCGCATCAGGAAGAGGTGGAGGTTAAACCCCCCGTCGGCAAAGTACTTGAAGAGGGGGTGGAGTTCGACCGTGGAAAAGCGCACCCCGACATAAATACGGTACAAGGTTAAATGGCTGAACGGGATGCCCGTGTAGGGGTTTTTCGGCAAGACGGGGGTCGCGAACATGTAGTCGGCCATTTCAAGCGCGGTTAGAACCGTCCTCTGAATTTCTTGAACCCGGAAGAGGTACTTGGTCCCGCCAATGAAGAGCGCCAGGGTGGGCTGGTGCGGTTCGAACGGCGCCATGAAGAGGTCCGTGGTGTTCATGGCGGGGGTCCGCCTCATCCGGTAGGCGCTCACGGCGCGGCGCAGGACCATTTGCCTGCGGCACGCGATCGAGTAGAGGTGGTCCATGTGAACGCGGTGCTCCCCGATCAAGTAGACGTTGTTCTGGACAAACGTGAGGTAGTCGCGCGCGCGGGTCGCGTACCGGATCGTTTTCAAGTACCCGTGCAGCTGCGGGAGGTCCACCCCCTTTTCCGCGCAATAGGCGGTGACCTCCCGTTCGTTGTAAAGGGCGTAATCCGCCCTATACTTTTTGTTCATTTGGGTTGTATCCCCCGGTAAATCTTAAATACTTTTTTGTCGAAGGGAATATCATGTTTTACTTTCTGGTCTACAACGACAACACCCACAGCGAACACAATGCCCGGTTGTTGGCCACGGTAAAGAAGTACGGGCCCGAATTTAAAACCGTCGTCTTTGACAAAGGGGACATGGACCCCGCGTTCGTGGAGCGGCACAAGGCCATCTTGACGTGCCCCCGCGGGGGCGGGTACTGGTTGTGGAAACCGTACATTATCAACGAAATGCTGAAACGGATGAACCCGGGCGACGTGGTCTTTTATTTGGACTCTAAATATTACTTCCTTGAGCCGTTCGCCGCGCTGTACTCGCCCTACCTGAACGACCACGACATTCTGGTCTGGAAAAACAAACCCAACGGCTCGTCCCACTACATGAAGCACTGGTGTAAAATGGACGTCGTGCGTAAATACGGCATGCGGCGAGCCGTCTTCAACCGAAACGCCGAAGATGCGTGGGCGGGGGCGATCGTGCTGAAGAAGACCGCCCGCACCGAGCGGTGCGTCCACGATTGGCTAACGATGGCCTGCGTGCCCGAGAACATTACCGACTCGAAGAGCGTCCTTCCGAACTGGAGGGGGTTCAGGGAGCACCGCCACGACCAGAGCTTGTGGAGCATCGTCTTGCACAAGAACAACGTCCCGCTTCATTTTTTCGAGAACAAATATTTGCAAAACGTGCGGCAGCCGTTCTAAAGCTCGATCGTGTAGTCGACGGGCTCGATCGGGCGCGACTCCATGATGGCCTGGTAGTGGTTGTGGACGTCCAGGTCGCAGCCCGCCACGAACTCTTCCGCCGCGGGGGGCTGCTCGGGCACCTTCATCTTGGCCAATTCGTCCATGTCGAGCAGCACCGTGGCCATGTTGGTGCCGTAGTAGCCCTGCTGGCCGCACATGATGTTGGCCGAGATGCCGCGCATCGTGTCTAGCTCGGCGAACTTGGCCGCCTTGATGAACATCTCCGGCGTCTCCTCGAACGACGCCTTCGCGATGGGCCCAATGTCGTCGTTGTTGATGCCCGAGCGGAACATGGAGACCATGCCCGCGGTGCAGGTCATGCGGTCGCACAGGACGGACTTGTGGTGCCCGTTGATGTAGCCGTCGGCCTCGAGCACGTCGGTCAGCTCGCTGAGGATGGATTGGCGGGCGGCCTCGAGCCCCAGGATGCTGTACACCTCCTTGATGTCGTTGGTGCTGGTGCGGGTCGAGTCGACGTAGTCCAGGCCGAGCAGGTCGATCAGGTTGCTGCCGACCGTGTCCAGCACCCACATTTCCTTCTTGACGTAGTTTTCGCCCTCGCGGACCACGTTGTTCATGACCTTGCGGGTCACCACCCGCTTGATGTGCTTGATGCCGCGGATGGTGATGCCCAGAAGCTCGTCCTCGAACTGCCGGAGCTTGTTGATGCCGTCAAAGTCGTCCACGGCCTTCTTGATGCGTTTCTTGGCAAAGTCGGTGCGCAGGGTGACGCGGAAGACGAGCGTGTCCTCGTTGTAGTCCGAGTGCACCGTGTCGACCTCGTCCTCGAACATGAACTTGACGGCGAAGTTCACGTCGTCCATGGTGATGGCCTTGTCGTGCATGGCCTCCTTGTTCAGGACGAGGCGCATGACCCACTTCGAGCTGGACGGGGGCGCGTGCGGCACGCCCGAGCAGCCCGCGACCATCTGCTCGAACTCGCGGTGCCGCGCGACCAGCTCGCCGTCCTGCACCGAGTCGGCCTCGTAGAGCAGCTCGGTCGAGAGCGTAATGTTCTCGAGCGTCGTGTGCTCGATGCGCGACTTGAACATGGTGGCGTGGGAGCTGTCCGACGCGTACTCGGGGAGGATCACGGTGCAGGACGGGTTCTTCGGGTTGGGCGAGAGCGAGAGGATCTCCTCCACCCGCGGCGTGCCGCGCGTCACCGTCGACTTGCTCGCGACGCCCGCGAAGTGGAACGTGTTCAGGGTGAGCTGCGTCGTGGGCTCGCCGATGGACTGCGCGGCGATGATGCCGACCATCTCCCCCGGGTTGACCAGCGCCTTCTTGTACCGCAGGACCACCGTCTCGAGCACCATGACGAGGGCCTCCCGCGTAAAGTGCTGCTGGATCAGTTGGACGGGCGCCAGGTAAAAGTAGTAGGCCACGTAGAAGAGGCGGGACGGCGCGAAGGCGGTCAAGGCCGTCAGCTGCGCGTAGTACTGGTCCAGCAGGGCGAGCACCTCCTGCGGCGTGACGTTGCTGGGCTGGGCGCTGGCGAGCTTGAACTGGCGCCGCGCGGTCGTGACGATGTGGCCGAAGTGGACGGGGAGCCGCACTTTGGTCTCGTCCATCGAGTCGAAGACGTTGGTCGAGAGCGTGCCCCGGAAGGCCACCATGTCGCGGATCAGCGAGGCGAGGCGCTCGGTCACGCCCGCGAGCTGGCCCTTGTGGCGGGCCCGGGCCTCGTCGTCCAGGGGCAGCGGCTCGACGAGGCTGAAGTGCGTGTAGACCTGCTCGGGGGTCAGCGCCACCATGGGCAGGTGGCACTCCTCCACCTTGCACGAGTCCACGTTGTCGTCGCCGTACTTGAACTGGATGATCTTGAGCTTGCTGGACCGCACCGTGCCGTCGTAGTGCGCCACCACGTCCTCGAGCCCTTTCACGAGCTTGCGCTGAATGTACCCCGTGGACGACGTCTTGACCGCCGTGTCGATCAGGCCGATGCGCCCGCCCATGGCGTGGAAGAAGAGGTCCGACGGCGTGAGCCCGCCGATGAACGACGCCTCGATGAACCCGCGCGCCGAGGGCGTGTCGTCGAACTGCGCAAAGTGGGGCAGCGTGCGGTTCGTGTAGCCGTAGGGGATGCGCTTGCCCTCCACCTGCTGCTGGCCCAGGCACGAAATCATCTGGGCGATGTTGATGTCCGTCCCCTTCGAGCCCGCTTTCACCATCATGATGAAGCGGTTGCCGTCGCCCAGCTTGTTGCGCCCGATCTTGCCCGCCTCTTCGTTGGCCGTCCCCAAAATGTCGGTGATCTGCCGTTCCAGTTCGTCCATGTTGCTGTTGCCGGACTCGTTCGTGAACGGCTCTTCCCCGGCACACACGGTGCTGCGGATGAGCGCGGCCACCTTGTCCTTGCGCACGCGGATCGCGTCGCGGATCTCTTCCGTCGTGCCGAGGTCCGACAGGAGGTCGCTGACCCCGACGCTGTACGCCGAGCTCTTCATGTACTCGGTCACAATGTGCTGCAGGTTGTCGATGAAGTCCGCCGCGGCCCGCTCGCCAAAGTCGTTGAAGATGCGCTGGATCAGCCCCGTCGAGGTGGAGCTCAGCACGCCCTTGTCGATTTGCCCGTTGAGGTAGACCCCGTTGACGATCTCGACCACCGTCTCGGGGGCGTCCTCCTTGTGCGCCTTGTTCTTGGCGCGGATGGTCATGGGCGGCAGGATCAGCGAGAGGATCTTGTGGCTGGACACCGACGCGGCCTTGAAGATCGAGGGGTCCACGTGCGGCAGGTTGACGCAGAGCTTCATCGCCTCCCGCGCGGTGAACTGCAGCGGGCCCGACGGCATGCGGGTGAAGAGGTAGACCCCCAAAAGAGAATCCTGGAAGATGCCGATGATGGACTGGTTCGTGGCGGGGCTGATGATCTGCTTCTGGACGGCGGCCAGCTCCCGGATCTCCAGCTCCGACTCGTCGTCCTGCGGCATGTGCATGTTCATCTCGTCGCCGTCAAAGTCGGCGTTGTAGGGCTTGGTGTCGCCCACGTTCATGCGGAAGGTGTTGCCGACGAACATGACGCGCGCCACGTGGCCCATCATGCTCATGCGGTGCAGGCTGGGCTGCCGATTGAAGATGACGTAGTCGCCGTCCATCATGTGGCGGTGCACGATGTCGCCCTCCTTCAACCCCGCGGCGATGACCATGCGGTTCGAGTACCGCAGCGAGATGTGCGCGCCGCTCTTGTCCACCATCTTGGCCCCCGGGTAGGTGTCGGGCCCGTTCTGCACCAGCTTGGTCAGGAAGGCCAGGTTCCGCGAGTTGACCATGACGGGCTTGGTGATGTTCTGCGCGATCTTGAGCGGGATGCCCAGCTCGCGGATGGAGAGGTTGGGGTCGGGCGTGATGACCGTGCGGGCGCTGTGGTCCACGCGCTTGCCCATGAGGTTGCCGCGCAACCGCCCCGTCTTGCCGTTGAGGCGGTCCTTGATGGCCTTGAACGCGCGCCCGGACCGTTGCGCGGCGGGCTGCGCGCCCGTCAACTTGTTGTCCACCAGGGTCGCGATGAAGAACTGCAGCACCAGGTGCTCCTCGTCGATCGAGATGGGGTTCGGCGGCGTCTGCGCCATCTTGTCGAAGAGCGACTTGTTGGTCTTGATGATCTGGATGAGGATGTGGCTGAGGTCGTCCTCGCTCCGCTGCTGCGAGTCGTGCTTGACCGACGGGCGGACCGCGGGGGGCGGCACGGCCAAGATCTGGCAGATCATCCACTCCGGGCGCGACCAGACGGGGCTCATGCCCATGAAGGTCACGTCCTCGTCCGAGATCCGTTTGAAGATTTTGAGCACCGTCTCCGGGGTCAGCTTCATCGTCGTCTTCTCCTCCTTCGACGACCACTCGGCCAGGATCGTCCCGAACCCTTCCTTCTTGTACTTGGGCTGCTTGCACCCGCACCCGTCGTCGTTCTGCTCGCCGCACCGCTTGATCTTGCCGACCCCGGAGAGCGCGTAGATCCGCTTCCACCGCTTGTCGCTCGGCAGCGCCGAGACCCCCTGGCACTTCTTCTTGTCCACCAGCAGCTTGCTGCACCGCACGCAGACCATTTTCAAAATGTCCAGGATCGTGTCCAGGTACTGGATGTAGAAGACGGGTTTGGCCAGCACAATGTGGCCGAAGTGGCCCGGGCAGTCAATGTAGTTCAACCCGTCCGTCGGGCAGACGCTGCCGGGCTCCGAGGTGCCCATCCGCGGGTCGAAGAGCCCCCCACTGACCGCCTTGTTGTTCACGTACGTCTCCCGGTTGACCACCTCCACCACCGACATGCGGAGGATCTCATCGGGCGACAGGATGCTGAACTGCAGCCCCACGATGGGCGACTCGTTCAAAATGGACATTTGGTATTATATATCTTACCAACGCTTAAATCTCTTTTGTCTAAAATTTTAAAACCCGAATTTAATACCCGACCAACTTGGTCAGCGGGGTCCGCACGCAAAAGAGGCGGTGCACGACGACGCCCAGCACCACCATCGCCCCCGCCACCTTCCAATACGAGTACCCCGTGCCCAGGTGGATCAGGTACGCCGCGGCGAGGGTCGCCGCCAGGTCCACGAAAGCGAGGCCGAAAATTCGATACGAGTGGACCCCCGTGTTCGGTGCCCCAAAGATGTTCCGGTACTTGCACAAATTCATATATATCACACAAATTTAAAATTAATCTTTCAAAGGGAGACACAACCTCGATGACCTCGAGGTACAATCTTCGCTCCAGCTCCAAAAAGAAAGGCGCCCCTCCCCCCGACAACTTCGACTACGGCGAGTACCTCCATCTGCTAAAGGATTTATTCCCTTCCAAGTACATTGCCAACAAGGCGGCGACCGCCCCGGAAAGGGTCGCGGAAAAGGTCCCGGAACCGGAAGAGTGCGACTCCGACTACGAGACCGTCTCCGAGTCCGACCACGACTCGGACTACGAGACCGTCGATGACTCGGACTACGAGACCGTCGATTCGGAGTCGGACGGGTCGATCAACATCATGCTGAGCGTGCGGGACGGCCGCGCGACGCCCAAGGGCAAACTCGCCAAACAGTTCTCGAGACTCTTGTCGCACAAACAGCCCAACCCCATCGAGTACTACAACGCCATGATGATCGACGACCAGCAGAAGCTGCTCGAGAAGCTGCGGAAGTTGAAAGAGTTTGACGTCGCCAACAAACCCGTCGAGCTCGCCGTCATCGACTCGGCCATCCCCGACGAGTACAAGATGATCGCGCTGAAGAAGATCGCCGCCATGCGCGCCACCCGGGACGGCGAGCACCACAAGTTGAAAATGTGGGTCGACGCGTTCCTGAAAATCCCCTTTGGCACCATCTGCAAGCTCCCCGTCACCATGGACGACGGCGTCGACAAGTGCGCCGCCTTCATGGACGCCGCGAAACGCACCCTCGACGAGACCGCCTACGGCCTCGAGGACGCCAAGGAGCAGCTCATGCAGTACATCGGCCAACTCATCGCCAACCCGATGGCCATGGGCACCGCCATCGCCATCAAAGGACCCATGGGCACGGGCAAGACCACCCTCATCCGGAACGGCATCAGCAAAATCCTCCAGCGCCCCTTTGCCTCGATCGCCCTCGGCGGCGCCACCGACAGCAGCTACCTGGAGGGCCACCTCATCACCTACGAGGGCAGCGTCTGGGGCCAGCTCGTCGACATTCTCATGCGGAGCAAGTGCATGAACCCCGTCATCTACTTTGACGAGCTGGACAAAATAAGCGAGACCCCCAAGGGCGCCGAGATCACGGGCATCCTCACCCACCTCACCGACTTGTCGCAGAACACGGACTTCCAGGACAAGTTCTTCTCCGAACTCAAGCTCGACTTCAGCCAAGTGCTCTTCATCTTCAGCTACAACGACGAGAGCAAGGTCAACACCATCCTCCGCGACCGCATGTACGTGATCGAGACGGAAGGGTACACCGTCCCGCAGAAAATGGTCATCGTCAACCAGCACTTGGCCGTCTCCATCGGGGCCAACATTCGAATCAACCCCGGCGACGTGGTCTTCACCGACGAGGCCATCGCCTACATCGTTGAACGGTACACGGCCAAAGAAAAGGGCGTGCGCAACCTGAAGCGCTGCGTCGAAACCATCTACTCCAAGTTGAACATGGACCGCCTCACCAAACGCCTGGTGACGTTCCCCGTCACCGTCACGCCCGAACTCGTGCGGGGCCTTCTAAAGGCCGAGGCGACCCCCGCCTACCAGTCCATGTACCTTTAAAAAAAAAAATAAACCGTACATTTTATATGTACAAGTTAAGCATCCGTAATTCCTCCGACCTCACGGTCTACAACCGTAACAAAGTGCTCGCCAACTGCACCGCCGCGACGCCGATCCCAACGCCCACCAACTCCTCGGACGTGACCCGCTACACTAAAGAACAGACCATGCTCTGCGACTCCGCCGCCGTCAAACACTTATGGCTATGGCGATGATTGCTGCACTTGCCGCTGCGCCCGAGTCGACTCCCCACCCCTCGTCCAACTTTCCACTAAATACTGGGGGTTCGTCACCGTGTTCTTGATCGCGGGGATCAACGGGTAATTAGAGATAGGAATGTAGCTCACCTCGGACGAGGTGTTGACGCTCTTCTTGTTGGTGTTTAAAGATATTTGTTGCAGCTGGCCCTCCAGCGTCGGGTTGGACGACCCCTTGCCCAAGTACGGGACCGTCAAAAAGGGCCGCTGGAAAAGTGAAATTCGGCACTTGGGTCTAACGGTGGGAGTGAACAACAACGAATTGTTCTGTTCGATGTTGCAGCCGCCCACCCCGCACTGGTTGCCGCTGCCCCCCGCCGCGCTGTAGTTCACGTTGACCTGGCTCGTCGCGAACTCGATCGGCTTGCGCATCGTGCACTCGGCCGCGTAAAACGACTTCATCATGTAGTTGGAGTACTGGTCGCTTTGCAGCATGTCCTGCGTCATCGAGCAGTTGTCGCCCCCGATCCGAGTCTGCTCATAAAAATCCATATAGTGTCTTAACATAAAAAAAAAACAAAAGATTTTATAATATATGACAACGTATCCCACTTATACGTTTACGTACGCCGCCATCGCCGACTATCTAAACGATTTGAATATATATGGCGGTTTAGCTGGATATATCAGCTTCTTTGATAACACTTATCTCAACGGGGCGACGATCCAAACCGGACCTGTAGTAACGGCCGAAATACAAACCATATCGGAAAAAAAAGACGACATGACTACGTTTTTAGGAAATTATACTCAAATCACGTATGACTGTACCTACAATTTAACGATAAAACCAATTCAATCAACAAACACATACTATGTATTTAATAACCTGAATACAGGAACTGACGTATGGACCGTGACATTTGACGACGATGGGTTTGGGAGTGATGCATTGTTCTACATATATAACACTGTTACGTTGAAACTAACTAATATCCAGTTTGAACTGTATGGCGCAGCCAATCAAAACAACATATACGTCCTGTGTGATCAGAATATATCGTTTCGTTCTTCGTTAACATATTATGGAAATTTTATAGCGAGCGGGTTTTCCGGAAGTTATACAGAACCTATAGAATATGTTTATGCAACGCTGTATGGAACCGCGTCAGCGGTGGAAACTGGTGGAACTCTGATATTTAATGGATCAAATACCGATGATACAGTTAAACTTACCATTCGGTATGCAACCCCATGTTTTATGGAAGGGACCAAAATATTGACAGACAACTGGTACACCTCGGTCGAAGACCTCCAAGTTGGGGACTGGGTCATGACCCATGGCGCTATTATCGACAAGAGTCACATTGTCGGCGACGACACCCCCGTGCAGGTCCGGAACATTCGCAAGGACACTAGGAAAGCGGCCCCGTCCACATCTCCAATAATGGTCGCGAAACACGCCTTCGGGATAAACAAACCATTTGAAGATTTGTACGTGTCCCCTAACCACGGCCTCTTCAATAGTAAAGGACAATTATACCATGCCAAAAAGTTCATAAACGACACTACTATTTTTCAAAACCCCACTATCGACCTCATCACCTACTACCACATCGAACTTGATGGACACTTTGCGATCACCGCGAATGGCATCATTGCCGAGTCCTATCGCCGTCCTCCAAAACGGCAAGCGCCTCCCTCACGTTCCGCAGTGGGCGCCCCCGCACCACGCCCGTAAACTCGGCCACCAGGCACCAGACAGGCAACGACACCGCGTAGATAACCCTGAAAATTTCAAAATTGTCTTTCAATCGCTGCGAAAGGAGGCCCCGTACCGCGTCCCGGTCGCGCAGGTAGTGCACCTTCCACTTGTCGACGTGCGCGTTGGTGCTGGCGAGGCCTTCGAGGACCATCCTGCAGGCTAGGGCGGGGTCGGCGTAGGCCAACAGGTTCGGGATGAGCCTCGCCCCCTTTTCATGAAGCCAAAAGATCACACCCCAGTGCTTGTTCTCGGCGGCGTAGAAGGAGGTGTCGGCCGCGTGGTCCAGTTCCGCGCCCTGGGCGTGGAGCCATTGGGCCACGTCCAGCGCGCCCGCGATGCAGGCGCGGGTTACCGGGGTACCCCCTCTCGCGTCAGGGGTGTGGAGGTCGGGGGCGGCGCCGTGGTCAAAGAGCCAGCGGACCAACTTCAGGTTGCCCCCGCTGCAGGCGAGCAAGAGGGGCGTTTGCCCGATCGCGTTGGGGGCGCGCACCCCGAGCCCCCTCTGGTAGAGCCACTCCGCCACCGAAAGGTCGCCGAACTCGCACGCCAGCGTCATGGCGTTTTCTTCAAAGTAGTTTACCGCGTGGACGGACGCCCCGACCGAATAGAGCCACTTCGCCGTCTCCAGGTGGCCCTCCGAGCAGGCCGCCATCATGTAGGTTAAGCCGTCGACGTTGACCGTGGAGAGGTCGACCATTTCCACCGAATAGATCCACTTGGCGACGACGAGGTGGCCCCGCGAGCAGGCCGCCCACATCGGGGTCACCATGTCGGTCGTCTCGGTCAGCGTCGCGCCGTTCAGGTAGAGCCACTTGACCACGTCGAGGTTGCCGCCCTCGCACGCCGACACCATGGCCGACCAATCGTCCCCCCTGAACGGCATGTTCTCCCCGACCAACCACTGCACCACCTCCAGGTGGCGGCAGGCGGCGCAGACACAGAGGGAGTCCAGATAGATGGTCGGCACGCTGAAAAGCCACCGCACCACGTCGAGGTGCCCGTTCGCGCAGGCCGCCCACAACGGGCTCTCCAGTTTGCAATTCATAAGATTAACATCTTCCCCGTTCGCGTGCAACCACTGAGCGACGCCGAGGTGGCCGTTCGCGCACGCGATCCACAACGGGCTTTCTTGGTTGTAGTTGCGGCTCCGGATGTACCGCACGTCGCCCGGGCAGAGCTCGACCAGCAACTTGGCCGCGTCCAGGTGCCCGTTGGCGCAGGCGATCCACATGGCCGTCTCGCCGTCCTCGTTGTTCGCGTACAGCAGGTCGATCGGCTCAAGCCGTCTCATCTCGGCGAGGTCGCCCTCGGAGCAGGCCTGGAGGAAAGCCATGTTGTAGGGCAGAGAGATTTTAAATTTGTGAATTTCAAAATCTTCTTTCCATTGACTAATGGACGCTCAAGTATAAAATGCAAACACCCAAAGGGGTTTTCTCAGAGGCAACATTGCAAGTACGGAAGAGTTTGAAAATTTTAACACCCAAATGAGTTCTTAAATTTTCAAATCTTCTTTCCATCAGAACCAAATGCGCACGGCCGTCTTCTCCCCCTGCAAAAGGTACAGGTACACCATCACCATTGGGTGGGATGACCGCCTGCCCCGGGCCACCATCATCATGACGAACCCGTCGACGGCGACCGACACGGAGGACGACAACACCTCCTCCACGTGCATCAACCAGTGCCGCCATTTGGGCTACGGCAGCATCACCCTGGTCAACGTCTGCGCGTACATTTCCACGGACCCGAAGGCGCTGCTCGCGGTAGCCGACCCCGTCGGCCCGGAGAATTACGCCTACCTCCACGGCGCGATCGTGTCGTCCGACACCATCATTTGCGCCTGGGGAAACATTAGCAAGAAGTGGTACTCGCCCGTGATGGCGATGCTGCAGGGGTACTCGACCATGTGTTTTGACATAACTAAGAAGGGCATGCCCCACCACCCGCTGCATCGCCGCCGCTGCGACGAACTGTCACCGTACAGTTACGCTATCATGATAGCGCGGCGCCTAAGCGAGCTTGAACGAAAAATGGCCGCCCAGGAAGAGCGGGTCGCCTCGATTGAGGGCAAGGTGCGAATTTAGATTTGTGAGTTTAAATTTGTGAAACATTCTTTCAGTGCCCACAACCAAAGTCAAAAAAATGAAAAGCCGATTCCCTACATCGGTTGAGGTCGGAGTCGATTCTTGGTGCATCCAGGGGTACCTGCAGCAAGAGATGTCCGACCATGAGGACTTGTATGCCAAGCTCAAGGAATCGATGCCCTGGATCGACCGTGAGACCGAATCGATGAAGTACCGCGGTCACCCGCTGAACCGAACAAAGTTTTTCTTGACCAGAAGGAAAAGCAGGGTTCACGTTTACAATTACACAGGGTTTCAGTACCAATCGACCGAGCTATACGAATGCTACCAGGACTACCCCTTGGTCAAGAACTTGGTTGACCTCTTGGAAAAGACAATGCCTCGCGCGTTTAAGCGCATCAACCATGTCATCGGGACGTACTACGAGGGTGCCTCGGACAACATTGGCTGGCACAGTGACAAGATAAAGTCGTGGCGCCCAACCCATGGCGTCGCCATTCTCTCTCTCGGCGGCGACCGCGAGTTCCACCTGAAGGACAAGTCAGGCAACGTGTACCCTTTCGTCATGCGCCACGGCGACCTCTTCTTGCTTGGGTGGGAGGACAACAAGACGTACCAGCACTGCGTGCCAACGATCAAAGACGAGTTGGTGCTCGACCCGAAGCGGGTAGTCCAGCCCAGAATATCGATATGCTTCCGCAGCATCGAGGAATCATACACCCGGGACGAACTGCGAAAGATCATTGCGCGCTCAGAGAAGGCAAAGCAGCAGCGTGCGAAAAAGAAGGCGGCGCGCGATGCGGCCTTGTAATTATAGAGCTTAGGTGTTGATTCGCACAAAGTGTCCTAGCAGTAGCCCTAAGAGGTTGCTGAACACGTCCTTGTAATTATAGAGCTTAGGTGTTGATTCGCACAAAGTGTCCTAGCAGTAGCCCTAAGAGGTTGCTGAACACGTCGTCCCACTTCCCGTACCAGTAGTCCTTCTCCCGCGCAATGTTGTCGCACCACATGACTTTGAACGTCTCCATCCAATTGTTGTCGTACTTTTTGTCGCACGTGACCAACCCCTTGCTGTCGCGCGGGGACAGCCCGTCTTCGATTATTTCCCACACGATACCGCCAACGAAGAGTTCAAACAAATGGTCGGGGAACAGGTAGGCCAAAACGGCGAAAAACAACAGGTGGGTGACGCTCCACCAGTCGAGGACGAAGCTTGGGACGGTCACGATGGGTCTCTTTAGAACGGATTGAATTTCTCCGGGGTAATAATGCCCCAGGAGAATAAACGTAAACGCCATGGCGCAGATGATCCCGGTGGCCGTGATGTGATTGGTCTCCAATATTTTCTTTCGAGGGGGAATGTCGTAGAGACTAAGAATGCCTGCCACCACGGCTAACGCGCCAGCGCAAAGTGCGAAGGGGCTTATTTTTTGGGACATATATAATATGCTTGTAATTATTCTATTAGTTTGCGCTCTTCTCTTTTTCTACCGATTCCCGAAAGAGCGCGCCCTTTCCGAGGCGGACCATAGTAGGGTCTATTCCCCCGCCTACGGGAGAATTATGAAAATAACAAAACAAGAGGACGGCACCTTGTACATCGCCATCTTTTTGTCGCCCCTGGACATCCACTACCAGTTTTTCCCCGTGTCGGGCACCGTCGAACGGGTCGAGTACGACCACACGGGTAAGTTCGAGCTGGCCTACGAACTGAACAAGAGCAACGCCAACGAGAAGTGCATCCACGTCATCCGCAACGAGTACGGGGAGTTTACCATTTACCAGATTGCCGGGTTCCTTGTGCGGCGCATCAGCCCCTACGACAAGGTCGGCCAGCAGGCGGTAAGTGGGAAATGCTTGGGCTTGATCCATTTCGGGAGTCGGGTCGACATTATCATTCCGCAAGCGTCCCGTTTTGAACTAAAGGTAAAAGAAGGGGACTGCGTCAAAGCGACCACGGTGCTCGGGGTCTACACGTGAATGTAGCCTTGTTTAAAGAGCCGTTGAATCGTGTCGCGGTTCCGCAGTTTCACCCTAGGGTCGAGCGCATACCTGGCCAAATCGCGCATTTTTACGTATGCAAGGGCGTCCGTTTCCCCGTCCTTGACGGCGTTCGGGTCGTAGTCTGGGAATTGTTGGGTGCTGTGTATGATGAAGATGGAGGTTCTGTGACTGTCCATAACATATTCTTCCACGCTTCTAATGGCTTTTTCGTCGATTTCGAACGAGGTCTCTTCGTTGAACTCGCGTAATGCGGCCCGGTAGGGGTCTTCCATGGTACCGTCGGGGAGTTGGTCGATGTGTCCCCCGGGGACCGCCCATTTGCCAATGTTCGGTTGCTGGGCCATTCTTACTAATATCGTTTTATTTGCAGGGGTGATGAAGATGACCGCCGCGTTTTTAACCGGACGGTGGGAGGTGTCGTCTCGAGACATATAGGCAGGGTCGTTCCGCGACATATAGGCAGGGTCGTTCCGAAACAGATCAGTGTCGTTCCGCGGCAGATAGGGGTCGTTCCGCGGCAGATAGGTGTCGTTCCGAGGCAGATAGGGGTCGTTCCGCGGCAGATAGGGGTCGTTCCGAGGCAGATAGGGGTCGTTCCGCGGCAGATAGGGGTCGTTCCGCGGCAGATAGGGGTCGTTCCGTAGTCGTCTGGATTTATGGGGGCTTTTCCGCTCGTCGATCATACCGTTGAAGGACCGTTGGAGTGATGTTGCGAGTTTACCGAGTTTATAGGCGAGGCGCCTCGAATATTTGCGCAACATAGTATAAAGTCGACATTAATTTTTTAAATAGGGGTGAACCATTTCCCCTCCAGCCCGCACTGGGCCGAGTCGGCCCGCGCCGCCTCGGCGTAGATCGTCACGTTAAATTTAAGGCACTTGCCAAGATCGTCGTACTTTCGGCTCGCAATGTAGGGCTTGTAGTACCGACAGTGCAGGCAGGCGGGGACTAAGAAAATTAAAAAATTCATACCCTACTTCATTTGAATGTTTTTAAATGCATAACACCGATGGCGTTCACCCTCAGGTACGGCCTCAGCGAGGCCCAAGCGCAAGTGATCCGAGCGTCCCCGGAACCGTCGATCGCCCTTCTTGTCTATCTCTGCCGCCCAACGAGAAGCAGTTTGTTGTGGACGTCCGACCTTCCTGTCCAGTTGGAAGTGGTCTGCCACCGTTCGGGGAAGAACTGCGTGGTGTGTCCGCAGAGCGCCTGCCTCGTCTGGTGTCTGCACACCTACCAATTCGGGCTGCCCCCCGCGTGCATTTCTGGGCAACAAGTTCTGACTTGCCGCAGCTTCGTCGCGGCGAACATCCTGTACGCGGTCAGGAAAGGGGACCACCCGTCGTGTCTGTTTTACAGGTTCCTGCGGTTCATGTCCTTCCCGGAATACGCTCGCCTTTGCGATGAGATCGTATTCTTAAAACAGCGGTTGGAAGAGATCGGTGCCGAGAACCAGTTCCGCTTCTCCTGGCAGAAGACGATGGACCTTTACCCGCGGGCGTGCCATGCGGCCATCCGGGAGATCGTCGCTGATTGGAGCGCGCTCTACGCGGCCCTCTACGAAGGGTCGGGGTACACGGATGACGGGCTTGTCCGTTTGCGGACGCTGACCGGGCCCGTCGGAAAGCACCACGGGCTTCGCCCGATCCGGAGCCGCCTGGTGGCCTACCTGGCTGCTTCTGCTCTGGGGGCGCGGGCGATGGAAGAGGTTGGGTTTTGAAATTTAGAAAGCACCACAACACCAAAAAAAATGATTCTGCGAGGGGAAGAGTTGCGTCTCGCTCTTCGGCGGGCGCGGAAGGAGCAGGACATGACGCGGCTCGCGCACCTCGTCGGGCAGGGCGCCAAGGCGCTGGAGCAACCGGACAACCTGCAGTACGGCACGCGCGCGCTGCTCACGGTGATCCTGCAGCCTTCCGAGACGCCCCTCGTCGGGAGGTTGGCGGAGATGCTGGGCCTCAGCCCGTCCGAGTTCATGAAGACGGCCGAATGGCCGCCCTACAAGATGCCCGAGTACCAGCAACTGGACACCGACTCGGCGATCACCAACGGGCGAGTTCACGCGGGCGTGCTTCGCGTGATCAAGCTGTACGACCTGCGCCGACTCCGAGCGTTCTAAAGGAGCGCCCCGCTCCGGGGGTTGCCCTGCAGCAGGGCGATCTCGTCCCCTTCCTTGGCCGAGCGCATGCCCCCGTAGAGAAAGGCCCCAAAGCCCTCCTGGTCGTTGGGGATGGTGGTGCTTGCCGTAGTGTAAAAATTTCGCATCGAGTACTCTAACTCTAGTTCGTTGTTGATGCCCTGGAAGATGCGGGGGTCGTGGGTCTTGCTGAGTTGTTGCTTTACTTTCTGGGTGATCATGTCGTTGGTCTGGCGGGTGTACGACGGCATAGCCTTTTTGCGGTTCGGGTTGTCGTTGATTTCCGGCAACATGACGTTCATCATAGGGTTGGCCTCGGTGGGGGCGGTGTGGCGCGAAAGCGGGACGGCGGCGAACCCTTCCCTTTTCGGGGCGTACATGGCGATGGCGGCCAGGGTCAACCCGCCCGCCACAAAGAAGCGAATTTGGTGGGTGACGACGAAGCCGACCACCGTCGCGAGGATCACGAAGCGCGTGATGGCGTTGAGCTTGTCGTCCGAGGACATGGCCTCCGTGGGCCACACCTCTTGGATGTGCGCGGCATTCATCAAAAGCGAGGGGTCATTTATCCAAAGGACCATTTTAAATTATACAGCTATTTTTAAGTTTCGCCTAATTACATCCGCAGGACGGAAAAGTTAAAGTCGGCCAGGTTGACCTTTGACGCGGGGTAAATGACCCCAAAGGCGAGCTGGAAATCGAAGACGGCGTACGTTTTCGGGGCGAGGGTGATGTCCAGGACGATGAACGGGTCGGCCCCCGTGTGCCGTACGGTGAACGCGGTGGTGCCGTTCGAGGTGGGGGAGAACGGGCACGGCGGCAGCACCCGCGTGTCCCACGTGCTGTCGAACACGAAGTGGGCGCGCCACTCGCCCGTCAAGGTGTGGAAGATGTCGTTGGTGATGGGCTGCCCCCCGTCCAGCCTCATTTCCGTAAAGTCGAACAGCAGGTTCATCGTGAAGACGTAGGCGTCGATGTTGTGCGCGAGGAGGTTGGGGAGCATGCCGACCTTGTACGAGGTGAGGGTGGGGGCGTCGGCGGTGTTCTTGAGGGCGAACGGGTAGACCGACCGAACGCTCTGGCGGTCGTCGATGGAGTGGAGGGCCTTGGGGATCGGGGTGTGCCGAACTTCGTTGAAGGGGCTTTCGAGGGTCACGTACCGCAGCGTCGAGGTGGGGGCGATGGTGATGGTCGGGAGGCTCACGAAAAGGCCGCTGCAGGAGACCGCCTCTGCGGTGGTCGAGTTGGTCAGGACGTCGGTGTTTCTGGTGAGAAAGGTGAACCGCGCCGAGGCGGTGCTCAATTGTTCGAAGAGGGTAAAGATGGTCTTGGTGGAGACGGACGTTAGGGTGGGCGACACGGCCACGTTGGTGTTGTAGGTCTCGATGGTGCCGACCACCCGGGCGCCGTCGTAGAGTTTGGCGAGGGCCTGGTAGAACGAGTGCACCTTGGTGGTCGCGTCGGAGTTGGTGTACTTGCGCGAGGCCGTCAACTCGGCCAGCGCGTAGTGGAAGGTGCGCTTCACCGGGAGTTCGATCCGCGGCAGGACGGTGGTGTAGAGGTACGGTTCCTGCACGGCCAGCGGCCCCACCGCGTCGAGGAGTTGCCACCTATTGTCCACGGCGTCGTGAACTTGGGCGATGGCCCCGATGCCATAGTTGGCGACGTAGACAAAGTTGTTGTGGATGGCCACGCCCTTCAACTGCGATTGCCGGGGGAAGGGGATGGTGGTAACCGTCTGGTCGGCCAGCGAGATTTTGGCGACGTGGGTCGGGCAGGTGACGTACAGGTCCGTCGCGTTCACCGCCAGGTCGGTGGCGTCGGTGAGGCCCGTGGCAAACTGCGCCTGCTGCAGGGTGCGCGGGTTCAGCTTGGTGATGGTCGGTCCCGTGACGATGTAGAGCATGTCACTCGCGGCCATGGCCGTGGGGCGGTCGAGCGTTGCGACCGCGCGCGTCCGCTTGTTGCGCAGGTTGACGCGCAGAAGGGTGTTGGCGTCCACGACGAAGAGCCATTTGCCCCAAATCGCGAGGCCCTTGGGGTCGGCGAGCGCGAGGAAAGGGGTGTTTTCTCCGGTCGCCACGTTTATTTTGGAAATGGCCTTGTCCCGGGTCGCGAACATGGCGTCGCCCTTCACGGCGAGGTACCTTGCTCCTGTTGCCCACATACTATTATGTTTTGGGAATTTATACAGCTATTTTTTAAATTATAACTATATGACCTATTTGGAAGTGAATGACCTGGTCCGGGTCGAGTATAGGGGCGCGGTGGCCCTGAAGTGCCGCGTCCAGGCCTTTGACGAGACAACGGTGACGCTGGTGACGATGGAGGGGGCGGAGGTGGTCTACGGCCACCGCGAGGGCGTCCTCGACGCTAAACACGCCGTCGCAAGGGTGGCGGTCTTGGACCGCGCCGACTACGCCGAGTACGTACCGGACAAACGGGTGTCGGTCACGTTCACCCGCCACGCCCTGGTGCGGGGCGTCGTCCGGGCCAACGACGGCGGGCTCTTGACGATACAGCCCGACAACTACCCGAACCCGATTTACCTGGACCTGGCGCACCTGCCGCCCGAGGTCACGAGCGTGCTCCTGACCGACGCGGTCGACCTGGAGGTCCAGGAGCACACGCTCTACGAGCGGCTGATCAACGACCTGCCGAAGCACAAACGGACGCCCACGGCGCTGGCCGCCGTCTCGCGGACGGTCAAGCGGTTCGCCGAGCTGCTGGCCCTGGCCCCGCCCCCGGTGGTCCCGTTGAGGTGGCTCATGCCGAAAGTAAAGCTCGAGGGGCACGTGACGGCGACGTTCGAGGGGGTCGTCTTCGACGTGACCCGGGTCCACGCCAACAAGCTGAAGGTGGGCACCTACACCCAGCGGTTCGTGGCGGGCGATCGGGCCGAAGTGACCGCCTACATCCAGTGCCCCAAGCTCGTGCCCTTTTCGGCCGTGTCCCTGCCCGCGACGCCGCTCTACCGTCGGGTGACCCTGAACCAACAGTTCCCCGCCTTCTTCCGGGCCGCCAACTACCTCTACCGCACCACGCCCGCGGGCTCGGACACGGTCCTGCCCCGCTTCTCGGGCGCCTTTACGGTCTTCGAGGCGATCGCGGCGCTTGAGCCCTACCGGATGTACGCCCTGCCCGCCTCGGCCCTGAAGCGGGTGCGGGCGCTGGTCGAGACCACCATACGCCTGCACCTCGAGCGGGTGCCGCCGCGGCTCTCGGCGAAGAAGAACCCGCGAATAGTGGGGGCGCTCACCGACTACCCCGGAAGCGCGTCCGAGCAGTTGGCGCACCTGTTGGCGCGGGACGGCGGCTTCGGCCTCCTCGGCGCCCCGCGCCGCTCGGCGCTCTGGGTCAAGTACCAGGCGCACCGCCGCGAGGCGGTCGACCGCGCCATGGTCGCCCTCGCTAAACGGGCGGCGCCGTCGACGGTGCCGCCCCAAGTGCTCGAGCTGCAGGCGACCTTGGCCACGCTCAAGGGGAGCTCGGCCCTCGCGTTCATCCAACAGCACGCCCGGGCGTCCAAACCGGGCGAGTCGGCGGACTGGCTGTACTTTGTGGACGACGCCATCGCGGAGCACCAGTTTGTCCCCGTCTCCGCGACGACCCTCCTGCGCCACCCGAACAAGGTGGGCGCCGCGCCCTACCTGGACGAGGTCGCGACCAACGAGGCGTCGCCCGTCCTGCCCGACGAGGCTCCTAAAATTTCGGTGGACGATCTACCGCAGCTCTCCATTTTGAAAAGGTTGTGCCACTTCTTGGCCGTCGACGCCGAGGCGCACTACGCCGAGATTGCGAGCTCGGCGCGCGGCAAGGACCTCGTGTTCGCCGTCGCCGCGCGGCTCGTCGAGCGGTGCGCACTGCCGCTGGCGGCGGTCGCCCGGGCCGTGGTGGCGAGCGCCCGCCCGAGTTGGAAGGTCAAGGACATGACGGGGGCCGAGGTCCAGCGGCGGATCTCCGAACACCTCCGCCCGAGCCCGCCCGCCAAGGCGCCGAAAGAGGTCGCGTGGACCTTTTTGCCCTTGTCGGCTATTCCCGAACTGCGCCTGAAACCGATCGACGGGCTCCACCAGTACGAGTTGATCCGCGGGAACCTTGCTAAATTTGGAACGGAACTAACGAGGCAGGTGCGCGAGGGCGCGCCGAGCGAGGCCGTCCTAAGCTACATTGCCCAGTTGGAGCGCCACCAGCCCCCGGTCGCCACCCTCTACCAGTTCGGGACCAGGCGGCGGATCACCATCAAGGAGCACCCCGCGGCCGTGTACCCCGTCGTCCACGCCGAGCCGTCCACGGTGGTCGCCGACCCCGCCACCCTCGAGCGGCTCAGGACCTGCCTCGACCTCCCGACGGGGGACCTCGTCCAGGACCTCGCCCCGAAATGCCCGCCCCTGGTGCTCTACAACTTTATAGTGTTCGCGGCCCTCACCCTGCCCAACCTTATCCGTCATAAATACCGGTACTTCAAAGAGGGGCCGTCCCTCGCCAAGACGGACAGGGTGGCCCGACTCTCTCCCGCCCAAACCGCCGAGTTGTTGGGGGGTATGAATTCTAGACTCTTCCCCCTCGAGGGGGATTTGACGGAGCAGGAGGCCTTTGTAACTAAGTGCAACGTTCAACGGCAACACTTACAGGACGTTGTGGCGCGGGCCAGCGACGAAAGCGCGTTAAAGTGGTGCCTGATGCAGGTGTTCGACGTGTTCCTCACGGACCCGGAGGGCCAGCTGCTCGACGACCCGGACTACGCCCACGGGGTGGTCCGCGCGTGCGTCGCGCGGCTAGTAGCGGACGTCGACCGCCTCGGGGGTCACCGAGGTCCAGTCTAACATCTTCTTCAGGACCTGCCAGCGAACCTTGGCGACCACGACCTCCAAAAATTCGGCCACGTGCTCTAAGACGTCGAGGTTCAGGAGCACGGCGCGGCGCCGTTTTCGGCGCTTTCGGACGGTGAAGATCCGCACCAGGAGGTTGCCCCGCAGGAGCGACGCCTGCAGCAGCTCCGCCAGCAGCGCGTAGGAGGTGAGGCGCAGCGAGGGGAGCTCCAAGTGGCCGAGGTCGATCACGCCCTGGCAGGTCAGGTAGTGGATCAGGTGGCTCCGGGCGAGCTCGTCCGCGTTGTTGCCGACGGTGCACATGGGGGCCACCACGCCCTTGGGCGCCAGCCGTTTGATGATGGGGAGGATCGCCTTCGAGTAGGCGAGGCGCACCAACGTTCGGTGCGAGGCGCCGTAGGTTTCGACCAACCAGAAGGCCGCGCGGGCAATGTCGGGCGGGAAGGGCTTCTTCGACGAGCGCAGGAGCAGCCCCAGGAGGTCGGTGGCGTTCTCCACCACGGCCCCGATGGATATTAAATACTTCATGGCCTCCAAGTGTTTGAACATGGCGGCGTAGTCCAGGGGCCGCCTGCCGTACGCGTCGGCGTGGTTGGCGTGGTCGGGCGGCAAGACCCGCAGGACGTCCGGGCGGTTCGCCGCGAAGTGGATCGGGTACCGCCCGTCCGTCGTCGCAATGTCGTTGCGGGCTTTCCGGGCGAGCAGCGCGTGGACGACGGTCACGGCGTTGGCCTTGCAGGCGTACATCAGCGCCGTCTTGCCGAACATGTCGCAGGCGTTCACCCGCAGGTGCTTGCACTGCAGGATGTGCTGGACGACGTGGACGTTGTTGTCCATGACGGCCAGGTGGAGCCCCGTGCGCCCGATGGTGTCGGTGCAGTTCACCGCCACGGTCGGCAGCAGCAGCATGGCCCGCACTTGGCTCGGCGTGCCGATGCTGCAGGCCACGTGGAACGCCGTGGTGCCGTCCACCCGCTTGAAGGGGTTCGCCTTCTTCTCCAACAAAAGGGTCACCATGGCGGGCCGCTGGCACTGCACGGCCGCGATGAGGGGAGAGGCCCGCTTAAACTTCATCGACGCGCGGTCCGCCAACCACCGAAGGACGGTCAGGTCGCCCGAGACGACCGCCTCGTTCAGCAGCTGCTCACTGTCCATGCGCCGTGAACCGACACTCGGAGAGGTGCGCCGAGTCGACGTTCGGGTTGTGCACGAACTTGGTCGTCCCCATCCAAATTTTAATAATACAAAACCCCTTTTTCGGCGATATTGAAATTCCAGTAATCGTGTCGTTGAACTCCTCGTTCGCGCTCACGGTGTTGCCCGCCACTTTCAGCATCAGCGTCCGCCACGCGTCCACCGCGTTCTTGTTCACCACCTTGTACGAAAAGTACCCGCCGCTTTTGTTGAGCGGGTCCTCCCAGATCGGTTTCGTGTCGTTCTTCATGAAGAAGAGCATGCACTCACATATTAGTTTGGAGGGTAATATGTGAGCCAACTTCCACACCTCCGCCACGGTCGTCGCGCGCATGACCGGGATGTAGCTCGGCATCGTCCAATCCTGGTCGTACGGGAGGTGCGCCCATGTGGTCCATGGGGATTGAAGAGCCATAATATCTAAGCCTAAAAAAAGGTTAATATCGTTTTTTATTTCTTCGAAAACATCATGACCCCCAACGCCAGGAACAGCATGACGAAGGGCAGCAGCACGATGACCCAGCTGATCTTCGGGTTGATCTTGCAGATCATGTTCAGCAGCCACGTCCAAAGCAGGATGTAGAGCGCGTTGACGATGAGCACCAGCCCGGGGTTCTGGTGGTCGACCGTGTACGTCCCCATCGTGAACGTGTTCCTGGTGCCCAGGTTCTGCAGGAGCATGACGATGTAGGCCACCGAAGCGATCACCAAGTAAAACTGGGCAGGCTTGCACAACGAGTCGTACATGTGCCGAACGTTCATATAATTGGGGACTATATTTTTTTTTCTAAATCTACCGGATCGGCTGGTCCAACACCGACGGGTTCACTCCCGGGTAGTGGCCCAGGAGGCTGTCCGCGGCCGACCCCATGTTGTAGGTCAGCGACCGCGTCATGTTCGTCAACGGCTGTGACCAGACGTAGAGACTGTTGCTCCCTCCCCGACGGTTGCGTCGGCGACTTCCGCCCATGTACTGCTGGTCGTTGTAGATCGCGTCCGTAAACAACTTGGGCGTCTCGTTGTACGGGTAGTAGTTGGCGTTGCCCCACGTCGCCGCGTCCGACTGGCTGTAGGGGCTCCCCACCAAGGCCATCCCGCCTCGACGACTCCGACGGTTTCGCTGACGACTCTGCCTACGCTGACGACTCCGTCTCATAACCTATACCCGATATATTTATTTTGTTAATTTATATGGAACTGTGCGACGCCCTCATCAAAGACGGAATGGCGCTACGCACCGCCGCAACCATACTAGCGCTCACCCTAGTGGCCAAGTACGCGCCCCCTCGGTACATGTTGTTGGCGTTACCCGTGGTGTTGCACGTTCTGGACCTCCTCGACGGCGTCCCGTTTACCGCGTGCGAACAATGCTATTTTCTCTTCGACTACCAGTATCAAGATAAAATATGCGATTTGTTATCTTATGCTCTCACCTACCTGTTCTTGCCCGTCGATGCCTTGTTCTACCTCATCATGTACCGGGCGTGTGGCGTCACGCTGTTCACCCTGACCAAACAGAGCGTTTGGTTAATTGTATTTTTTGATTTTGTCAAGGAATACATGCTTTATTCCTTCTTTTTCAACAGCTACATCTACCTCCCATTGTTTGTTTTGGGGAAAATAGGGTTCGAGTATTACTGGCACAAACGTAAAAACACCGCAGTCTATCACATTGAAGCTTACTAAAATTTGGTTACCGTTCTAACAAGAGCAGCAAGACGTAGATGATCAAGTGGTCCGGGTCCGCGTCGTTGTGGAAGGCCAGCTGCATCTCGGCGATGACCTCGACGGGCACGTCCTTCGTCGTCAGCACGTAGTACATGAAGTCGTTGATCAGCGTCATGCTGTCCATGCAGTACTCGCGGCAGTACTCGTCCAGCGTGCTCTTCAAGTTGTTGATGTTCTCCTTCTCCCGCACCCGCTCGTAAAAGGCGTCCCACACCGCCGTGGTCAGCACGCGCTTCACCTCGCTCTGGTTCGTCTGCAGGTAGTTGATCATGCTCCGCACGTCCGACCCGAAAAAGTGCTTGATGGAGAGGACTTGCGCGTCCGACAAGGTCAGCCGCTCGGCCGCCGCGATGCCCTTCAGCAGCCCGACCACCGCCTCGTCCGGCAAGTGGTTGAACTTGATCTTGATGAACTGGTCCTGCAGCAGCGCGTCGATCTTGGAAATGTAGTTGCAGATGAGGCACATGCAGACCGTCCCGCCCATGATGTAGCTGAGCGCGTGCTGCGCGGGCTTGGTCATGTAGTCCACCTCGTCGAAGATGACGAACTTGGTCCCGCCCCAAAAGGAGTTGGTCCCGACGAACGAGTTGATTTGCGTCCGGATCGTGTCGATCCCGCGGTCGTCCGACGCGTTCAGCTGCAGCACCAGACCCTTGTTCTGCTGCCCGTTGCGCCGCTGGTACTCGGCGATTAAATTCAGCACCGTCGTCGTCTTTCCCGTCCCCGGGGGGCCGTAGAGCAACATGTTCGGGATGTGGTTGCGCTCCAGCATTTTCGTAAAGATGTGGCGGTTCTGCGCCGTCATCAAAATGTCGCCGAACTTGTCCGGGCGGTACTTTTCCACCCAGGGGCGACTCATCCTTAATGTTGGGGCGAGCGTTCTAATTATTTTTTTTACTTGTGTAATTTTCAGTTGTCTACCGAACCACCCAATGCGCCACGATGAACCCTTGAAGAAAGGCGAACGTCACCATGACCCCGACCATACGCGCCTCGTCGCTCAGGGGCGGCAGGGTGTACTGAAAGGTGGACTCTGCGAATTTACCAATATTGTAGTGGATCGTGTTTTCAATGAGGTTGAGCAGAATGTAGACCACCGCGCTGATTGAAAAGATTCGGAGCTTCATATATTAAAGACCTTGATTCAAATTTTAGGGTCAGAACCTCCGAAATGGATGTGGACACGTATTATTTTCCAATCGGAAACGCACTCGAACCGCATAATGGAGGGTCAACTGCGTCCATTATTTTCGGAAGGGACGGAGTCACGGTGTATCTCGTTCCGGGTTGTCGCGTCAAAATAACTGAACAATGGATCCCTGTCAAATATCGAGGGTTGTTCGTTAATGTTCCCAACGGTGTCGTCCCGTACTCGATGGTCACCGTCCATGTGAAGTCGACCCTTAGTATCGTTGAACGGTTGATCGCCGAAGATAACCTAAAATGTCAAGAACTTAGAGAACTTCGACTAGGCCACCATTCAGAGATTACGCAAGAACTTAGAGAACTTCGACACAAAGAACACGACCATCGCATAAAGATGAAGAGTATGACATCAACGATAAATGAAATAAACGATGTTCTCCGGACATTGTGACCCCGAAAAAGGACGTCATTGAAAAAAGGGTTGAAACAACTCCATGGTGTTCTTTGCCGATTTGCTAATGTCGCGTTTTGTACCCAAGCTCAAGTTCAACTCGGTAATGTCCACGTTCACAATGTTGGTTCTTTCCTTCAAGACGCGCAGTACCCTTTCCCCGATACCGAGTTCGATCCCACCCGCGACAGCCGTCCCGGTGGAGGGGATGTACTTGATATCCATACAATCCACGTCGAACGAGAGATGGATGGGCGAGTCCCCGGCAAACGCCAATATTTTAGTTACAGCATTTTCAAATTCGGTGTTTAGTTCTTTCGGATCGATGTGGTTGACCCTTTTCTTGTACAACAAGTCGCGTTCGAAGGCGTCCCAACACCTGCCCCCCACGTAAAGAAGGTTGCCAAACTTCAAGTGATGCCGAATGAAATCAAAATGTTTATCCTTGTCAATGCCTGTTATGAAGCTCAGCGGCATCCCGTGGTAGTGTTTTGACTCCGAGCTTGCAAAGGTGTTGATGTCCGCGTGGGCGTCGAAATAAATCACCTTGGCGTTGGGGTGCCTGTTCAGGGTGTCGGCGATGGTCGCGATCGCCATGGTGTGGTCGCCTCCAATGTTTATTCGGGGGCCACTAATACGTTTATTGATGGCGTAGAGCACCTGGATGTTTTTGAACAAATCGCCCGTGTTGTTGACGGCATACACCCGGTGGTTTCTACTGATGAACTTTCTCAAATAATTCGGGGTTTTCTCAACGCCTATTTTCGTTTGACCGAGATGGTGTGGAAACAGAACAATCGACGGGAATATGTTTGAATACTTCAAGGTGGGAGGCCGTTTGGGGGTTTCATATTTAACAGTTCGGGGTTTTTTGCAATTATTGACCCCGAACAAGACCCTTTTCGTTTTCGCCATGTATATATATGCGGACGTTAATGATTCGCCCGAAAAGCTTTAGAGCGACGGGTCGGGACAACGCGCACGTCAACCTCCACGGGGACACGTCGCACGCAATAGAAGAACACGAGGCCATCGCGGCGGCCCTTACGACCCCCGTGGTGTTCTTGACGACCTCCGCTCTGCCCGACCTGGTGTTCGTGTCCGATTCGGGGGTCAAGTTAGTCGGGTTGCCGAACGTGATCCTTCTTTCGAGGATGAAGCACAAAAACCGCCGCAAAGAGCAGCCCTACCACCTTCAAATTTTTAAAGAGCTCGGGTACCGAACGATCCCTTTCCCGGGGGTGTTCGAAGGGCAGTCCGAGATGAAGTTTTTTCACCGGGGGACCGTGGCCGTTCACGGGTACGGGTTCCGAAGTTCGCGGGCCAGCGCGGAGAGGATGCAGCCCGTCCTGAATGACATTTACCAAAAGTACAAAAAACGGCCCCCCGCGGTTCTCTCGATTCGGTTGGTCGACCCCCTCTTCTACCACCTGGACATTGCCATGCTCAAGTACGGCGAGACCGCGTGCATCGTGCACCGCCGCGCTTTCGCGGAAGAAGACGTTGAGCGGTTGCGGCAAGTTTGCACCGTCCACGTGATTGATGTCGCCGACCCGTTCTGCTTGAACGCCTACGTGGATGGGGGGCGCCTGCTGACCCGCGCCGTCTCGCCGCAAATCAAACGGACGCTTGAAAAGATAACGGGCTACCCCGTGGTGCCTCTTTCGGCGCACAGCTTCGAACAGGCGGGCGGTTCCGTGCGGTGCACGCTGTTCGAGTTATAGCACGAACGGGCTGTCGACGTTCAAGACGGTGCCGGACTCCAACTGCGGAACTTGGGTGAATTTGTTCCTTTTCATGAAGGCCCGCACCTGTTGCACTAGGCCTCGGTACGTGGTCGGGCTGGTACACGCCAGGAAGGCCTTGGTGAGGGCGCCGTTGGGGACGCCGCCGAAGAAGGCGTCGGCGCTGGTTTGCTTGTCCGTGCAGCCGCTCAGCGACACGACGGTCGAGACGGTCTCGTCCTTGGTGGCGTCGACACTGGGGGTCCCGTCGGTCTGCAGGTACCCGTACCGCAGGTTCATGGTCGACGCGCTGTGGCAGTTGTCGAAGAGGACAAAGACCGACACGCCCTTTTTCAAGTAGAGGCGGAGCACACTTTTCAGTTCAACGTCACTTATGTACTTGAAGTCGGAGGGGACGATGAGTTGCTCTACCTCCAACGCCCCGTTTTCAAAGGTGCCGTGGCAGGAGAAGGTCAAGACCACCCGGGCCCCGTTCGTGGCCTTCTTGAGCACGTCGGCGATGGCGGCGAGGATGTTGGCCCGCGTGGGTTTCGGCCCGTCGTCGCAGAGGGTGGTGACCGCGTACCCTTTGCCTCGGAAGAGCGCCGCCAGGGCGTGCACGTCGTTTTCGCACCCGTTCAATTGGTAGGGGGTGTTGGGGTAGTTGGTGCCCATGACGACGGCGAACTTGGCGGTAGAGAGGGGGGTGTCAAATTTGAGGGCCCGCACTTGGGGCAGGATCCGCTGGTTGAGGCGGACGATGAGCTTTCTCTTTTGGTTGAGGTTTGCGCCCCCGGACATGATCGCGGCGTATTGCGCGTTGTATTGGGCCACCAGCGCGTCCATTATACGATTAGGTTAGATCTTTTTTTTAGACACTAGAATGCTGCCGTTCAAATTGTTCATCACCCTGTACCTGGAAGCGGGGTCCAACTGGTGTTGAAGGTTCACTATGTCCCTAATATCCTCTACGGCGTCATCTACGTAACTATTCTATGTTTCACGCCCCCGAACACGTGGCGCACCACACGACCACCGACGAGCTAAACCCGCGCAATTACGGCCCTGATTTGGTCGACCACCTCTTTAGCACGAATAGCGCGAGTTCGAAAACTACAACCACATCCCCAACATCATGGTGCTGGCCCGCGTCTACTCAAGGTAGTCCGGGGTCCACGGCGAGCGGACCAAGTCCTGCCGCCTGTTGGGCAGTTCGCCCAGCCCGAGCGGGTCAATTCTCTGCACGAGCTGGGCGAACTCGTCGGCCGCCACCTTGAAGGGAAGCCTGGCTTCACCGAAGCAGACGTACCGGGCAATCGTGTCCAGGACGAGGTCGTCGGCGTGGAAGAGCTTCCCCACGGTGGCCTTGACCCAGTTCGAGTGGTAGGTGCTGCAGTAGGCGGGCAGCACGAGCTCCTTGCAGATCCGGCGGTCCTGCAGCGCCTCGACAATGTCCTCCAGGGGGAACCGTTGCGCGAGCTTCAGGCAGATGACCGCGCCCCACTGCGGCGCGCAGTCGATCAGGCGGAGTTGCCGGACCGACTCGCCGAGCCCGTAGAGGGGCGCTTGGCCCCAGGAGGGTTCCCAGAAGGGCAGCATCATCGCCGACGCCATGCCCGCCACCTCTTCCACGGGCACGTGCCCCGCCGCGATCAGGTAGGCCACCCCGCGCCGCATCTGCTCCAGGGTGAACGCCACGGGCAGCCGCCACGCCTGGACCCTCATGAGGTTGTAGAGCACGGAGCTCCACGACGAGTGGTAGGTCTTGAGCTCGGGGACCACCTGCTTTAAGTTGAGCGCCATGAGCTGCACGGGGTAGAGGCCCGTGTGGTGGCGCCGCTCGATGCTGCTGGCGAAAAGCGGCAGGGGGACCATGTACTGGGCCGCGGCCGAGATTCGGGTCGGCAACTCCTCGCAGTACGAAAACGGGTAATCGCTCTCGGCGAGGCAGACCGCCACCGAGCTGTTGAACGGGCCGTTGTCTCTGGACTCGCCGAAGCGAATGTGGCGGTCCACGCTGTCCTGGCTGCAGGCGGTGAACACCAGGTCGATGACCTCCACGGGGGATTTCAGCGTGAACACGTACCCGAAGGCGTTCAGGCCCAAGTTGTCGTCCCTGTAGAGGGACCCGCCGCCTTCAAGGATGACCCGTTTCGCCGTGGCCAGGCTGAGCCGCTTGTTGCTCGCGCACAGTACCGCCACGAGCGACGGGGTGCGGTTCCCGTACTGCTTGTCGCGGCGACTCCACACGATGCCGTGGTCGTTGTAGAGGCCGATGAGCGCGCCGACAATGTCGTCCAACCCCCGGAGGAGGGCGCGCGTCATCGGCAGGGGCGTGCAGTACTCTTTCGGGAAGACCAGCGCTTCGACCAACTCGCCCCGGTGGTCTCCCGCCCGCCGCAGCATCAGACGAAGAACCTCGAGGATGTCGTCCGAGGAGGCCCGCACCATCAGCAGCGAGAGGCCGCAGGCAGCCATGCGGATCATGGTCGGGACGTCCATCGTCTCGAAGAGCACCTTGAGCACGCCGTCGCCGTGAAAGATGTGAAACGATCGAAGGTTGAACGTTGAAAACCGCGGGTCCCTGGTTGCGGCGACGATGGCCCGCGCCATCGAACTGTGTGCGATCGCTTCAATGTTCATGGGTCCGATCGTCCACTGTTTCCCGTGCATGTGGTCGATGATCATCGCCGTCGAGTCGTCGTTGCCGAAGGCCTCTCGAAGGAGGCGGTACATCTCGACCCGAGAAATGTTCATGGAAAGGGCGGACGACAACCACGCGAGGTCCTGTCTCTGGAGCGCGGCGCGGGCCACGGTCGCGGCGTGGTCGGCCAACAGCCCCAACCGTTCCAACTCGTCAAAGACCGCCCGCGGGGTGTCCTTGCTCAGCATGGCCTTGATCATGGCGTCGACCGCCTTCGGGCTGTGGTCGTCGCCCACCTCTTGGAGGGTCGACGGGTCCTCGAGGACGCGCGCCCACGTCTTCTCGAAGCACGTGACTCTCTTCCTTTTCATTCTTTCGCCCACCTCTTGGATCTCGAAGCACGAGTTCCTTTTCATTCTTGGAGTTGTGTGGTTTGGGGGAAAGGAAACAAATCGAAAATTTAAAGTTTTTTCGAGAATGTTCGTGGACGGGATCGAACCGTCGACATTTGGCTCATAAGACCAACGCTCTAACCACTGAGCTACACGAACATACGGTTGTGCCGTATACTGTGTTTATATCCCTTTTTTTTTGACAATCTAGTCGAGCGTCTCGAGCATGGTCTTTTGCCCGTGGCAGTTGCGGCAGAGGGCGACCAAGTTGGAAATGTGGTTGGACCCGCCGTCCGCCAGCCGCACCTTGTGGTCGACCTCGTACCAGGCGTCGAGCGACTTTTGGCAGCCGTTGCACTTCCACCCCTGCGCCGCGGCCACGTACTTCTTCTTCGTCCCGCTCACGCTGCGCCCCGTGCGGTCGTCGCCCGACGACAAGATCCGCTGCTCGGGGGCGCTCGTCAAGAACGGGCTGATTAGATCCTTTGAATTTTTATCAATAGGCATGTACCGGATGGCCGACGATACGTGCGACATCAGGTTGATGGACTCGGACGGGTTCCGTTTCAAGAAGACGTACATGGAAAAGGCCGCGAACACCATGCCCCCGATTTTGAAGTGCTTCTTGTAGGCGCCGATCTGCTTCGTGTACTTGCCGTCGTGGAACGTGTCCATCGCGAAGAAAATGAGGACCCCCAAGACTAAAATTTCGGTCTTCATACAGTATGGCCCTATCTTTTATTCCGCGTTTTTCGTCGAAGGGTACGCTTCCTCTTTTTGGTGAAACGTCCCCCCTTTTTCGGTGGCATTTCACTGTATAATCCACTTTTTGTACGAGGTGGTTGTGCAGGTTTCGATGGGGGAGGCATTAACCTGTATGCGTCTGCCAGGGCATTCGTGGGCGTAGCGGAACGGGTTTGGGCCGTCCCTCTAACAGAACGGGGAGTAAATCGTAAGGGGGATCGAGCCGCTGGAGTAGCCGCTGGAGTAGCCGCTGTAGTAGCCGCTGGAGTAGCTGG